CTATTCTACTTTGCATTGTAAATATGTCTGTTCCAATGTCTTCTGCTTTACTCATACTTCCTCCTCTATTCTAATTACGATTAGTGCATTACTGTCTTTTTCTTTATTTTTCCTTTTTTCAATCCTTTTTCTATTTGCAGGAGTTGCTAGATACGTTATAAAATCCACTTTGCATTTTAGTAAATTAGCAAGATATTTTTTTGTTCCTAAATCTATAAATCTATCCCCTTTGTAAAGTGCATATTCTCCTTCCCTGCTCATATCTCTTCTCCTTTCAAAATTCTTTGATATATTCTTTTGTACGCACTGCCTGCCGAACAGTCTCGTCTTGCTTGTTCGTAATATCTTACTGTTTCTTTATCTCTTTTTATTTATTAGCTTCATAAAATGCTTTTGCAAATCCTAGCGGTGTCATACTTCTTAATACTGTTCTCTTGCTTAATCCTGTTTTCTTCAAGTAACCTTCTGGAATTTGTTTTAAATCTGCAAAGTGTTCTACACAGCTTACAAAATCCCTAGCTCCGCAATTATGTACAAACTCCCTAGGTTTTACTATGTTCTTTTTTGGTTCTTTAAACTCCCCCCATATTGCCGTCTTCTTAGTATACGGATCTCCATATTCATATGGTTCAAATACTAATGCTGGCTTGCCTAAAAATCTTTTTAAATATCCACTATATGGATTTTCTAATGCCCAGAATTGTAATCCTTGTCCTACTCTATAATTGTCATACAAACAAGTATGTATTATTCTCAAGCAAGCATTTACAATATTCATACCACCTCTTAAATCCCTGGGAGTTTTAGCTGTTTTATCATTTCTTGCTATGCTAAACATTGTACAGGGTGGAGCTGCCAATATTCCGTATACATTTTCAGGCGGTTCATATGTTAGCACGTTATAATCAGGTAGTGTTATAACTCTCACATCGTATCCATTATCTTTATAATATTTGCTCCAACTTCCTGTGCCTCCACACAAATCTAATATTATTTTATTTTTGTTGTCCATTTTTTCTCCTAACATTTTCATTTATTAAGTTTTCAATTTCTAGCATTGTAAATTCTGGTAAATATCCTTTTATTTTTTCTACTTTGTGTTTTAATCTAATAGCATTTATAATCTTTTGTGCGTCATTTTTTGTAACTTTTCTTATTTCAAATCTCCACTTTCTTGCGTCATTTCCTATAAGTTTAAATAAAATTGTCCTTGCCCCTTTTTCTGTCGTTTCACAAATTCTTGCAAATTGATATTCTTTTTTCACGGTATTATAGACTAAATACCTATAATCGAGTTTTTTCATTTTAGTTAGTTTGTCCTTTCCATATTTTCTATTAAATAGTCATACAATTTTTCTGGAGTCGTTAAATCTATTTCCTTGTCACTATCTGTTAAATCCCCTATTTTAAAATCTTCACCATAATTACATTCATACAGCCACCAGCTGATATTGTGTGTATCGTTAAACATTTTTTCCAACAATTGTACAACTATATCCTCATGACATATCATTAAGCTTGCTGCATTCATGAAATCGTTGATTTTATTATCAATGCTACTATTAAACATATTATTTACTTTGTCCACTATATCATCTGTATCTTTTAGCCTTTTTATGATTTGGCAAAATTCTTCTTTACTTATCAACAATGTATTTCCCTTCTTTCAAATTTTCTTGTTTTTTTATTATCGTATCGAATTTTACTCCATTTTCTGCTAACTCTTGTATGCAGTCTTCTAAATCGACATATCCACGTTTTAAAGAATCCATAGTATTCCATATACTTTCCATTACTGTCGGAAGTCTCTTTTTTCCAAAACCACATACATATCTTAAAGTGTAAGCAACAGAAATACTATATATATCCAAATACTCTAAAACTCTTTTGTTTGTTGCCTCTTCACATTTAGTTACTATGCCATTGTAAACATCATCTACCCATTTCCTTAATTTTCTAGGGTCGTCAAATACTTTATTTAGTTGCTTTTCTTGTCTTTTTGTTAGTTTCATACTTTCTTTTCTCCTTTTCTACTGTTTCTGCGAAAGCCCACATATCTACACTTATTGCATTTTTCATCTTTTTAAGTTCTTCTATGTTCATTCCGCTTCTTGTCACATTTATAATATTTACATATCTTTGGCCTTGCCTCATATATACTGCACCCTTTTTCTTTGTTTCCTGTATAGTATGGACATCTCCATTCTCTTGCCATTATTAGCAATTGTTTTGTGGGAGAAATGTTATGCTTTAAAACATAGTCTTGTATTATGTCCGCGTCTTCCTGGTCTATTGGCAAAATAGCTCCACAACATTCTCCACACTTGCTACATTTTCCATTGCAAGTATTATTTACTCCAACATATCCTTCGTTTATCGTTTTGTATATTATCTCTTTGAAGTTCATTTTTGCATTTGCTCCTTTAGCTTATTAACAAAGTAAAAGCCTTGTCTTCTTATTTTATCTTGTATAAATCTTTCCTTTGTTTTCTCTGACACCTTATCTATTTCTTTTTCGATTTTATGTGCTCCTAAAAGGTCTGTTGTTCCTAATGTTATTATTAGTACTGGTTGTAGTATTCCAAATTCTCTAATGTCAAAAAATAGTATGTTCAAGATATTCATTGCAACAATAGCAAACATTAAATTGGTTATATTAGTGCTGTATCTTCTTTTTATATTACACATTTGTATATATGATTCACTCCAAACATTTAAATATTCCTTTAAATTGTCTCTATATATTTTTTCTTTTTCTTGCTCAAAAACTTTTTTTAGTTTATAAATATCTTCTATTGTGTGTTTTTTACTTGTTAATAATTCGTCATTTTTATTAGACCAATATGCAGGAGTTGGTAAATTCTTATAATATACTTTCCATTCAACCCTGTCTTTTTCTTTTACTTCTGTATAGATGTGAAAATACTCTTTATTTAATATACTTCTTAATTTGCGTATGTATCTAATTGTTTCACTCTCTTTGTTTTTCCTTTTCTTCATTTTATCCCCCTAATTATTTCTTGAAAATTTCGTCTAAAGCATTCTTTAATTCTTGTTTTATCTGTTCTTGGCTTTTTCCATTGGTGTCTATTTCTACCTTTTTTAATGCAATTTCGTCGTCTTCAAAATTAGATTCGCCGCTCTTTTTAGCTTCTATTACATCTTTTATTAATTCTAAGCTTTCAGATAATGTCATATTATTTAATATCTTATTAGCATTTTTTTCTATTTCTTCTTCACTTCTAAATGAGTCTTTTATAATTTTTATTAGTTCTTCTTTTGTAAGTGTTTTTGTTTTTCTTAAGCTATGCAGAAGAGCACTTACTTCTGTCATTATTAATATTTTGTTTCCTTTTACTTCTACTTTCCCAAAATCTGATTTAATCATTTTTTATTCCTCCTAAATTTCCTATTGCATAAGCATTTTTTATTTTATATAAGTCTTTATAATTTGTTTTTGTTAATGTTGTTCAACCTTCTATATAAAGTTTTTTCAACTACTTCTTGAGCTTCTTTTATTTTTAAATCATTATCATTTTTGTACATTTTTGAAATTCCAGCAATAGACATACCAAAATTAAATAGTTCTACTATGTCTTCTTGTGTAGTGCATTTTCCTTCTATTCTTATTTGATACGGTTCTTTTATTATTCGCATTTCATTTCTCCTGTAAATAATTTTTTCCAAATTCTTTTAAAAATTTTTCTTTGTTGTACTTTTTGATAAACATTATTCTTGCGTAATCGTGTAAGTATTGTCGTATTTCTTTCTCTATATCGGCTTTTGAGTGACATTTTCTACAAAGGTAATAAACTAATCCCCACTGTATACTTTTTTGTCTATTTGAGCCACCAAATGCTTCGTGAGTATCTAATTTTAAACATCTGCCACATAAAAAGCATTTGGTTTTATCATTTTGTAAAATACTAAATCTATTTCTTTCTTTTTTGGCTAGTTTGTTACTTTTATTTTTAATGGTTTTGGTTGTTTTCTTTTTTTCTGTTTTGTTCTTAGGATATGGATTAAAACTATTGCTTAAATCTGTTACTATCATTTCTTTTCCCCTAAACTAATAGTTCTTTACTTATATCTATCAACTTTATCCCAACTTTCTAGCAAGCTATTTATTTCATTCTGTGGTTTTGTTTCTATTCCTAGCTGATTACATTCCTGTATAGCTAAATCTATTAATCTAGCCATACTCTTTGCGGAATATGTAGAACTACCATAGTATGCAAATACATTTGTATATCCTTCTAGCTTGCTGTTTGTAATCTCTGTTATCCAACCAATACCATTCTTAGACCAACTTTCACAAAATCGAGAAACAGCTGCATTTTTAATTGGTAAGACCTCATATTCTCCAATATTTTTTATCAAATCTCTGTAAATGTCTTCTTTTGGAATATTCAATTCTTCTTGAAGTTTTCCTAATAACACCCACATATATCCATTTGCGTCCAGTGACCTTTTTTTAGTTTTCTTTTTTGCCTCAACCTTGATTTCTTTATTGTCTTTTAGTTTCTCATATAGGTATATTGGAGATTGTTTTGTATAAAAAGTAACTGTATATGCCTTTTCATTAAAATCTTGTCCTATATTGATTTTAGTTGCAACAAAGTCCATTCTCTACACCTCTTCTAAGTTATCTCTCATCTCTTCTTCAAATTCTTCTGTTTTCATATATTCTTCATATTCTTTTATTTTTTCTAATGTTTTTTCCAGTTTACTACTGCCTATTCTTTGTCTAATTATTTCTAACCTGTCTTTATCGTCAGTAGATTCTAAAAATGCAACATAAAAATCTGTTATCATTTTATACTTCATATCACTTTCATAGTTATTAATTAATCGGTAGACACTTTCGTTTTTATCTATGTAATATTCAATATATGCTTCTCTAATTTCTTCGTTTGTTACTCTTTCATCGTCCAAAAATTCTTCTGCAATATCTTTTAATTTGTCTTGCTCTTCTTCTTTCATATTTTGTAGCCTTTTATATTCTTCTGTAAATTCTATATAAGATTCTTCTTCCAATTGTTGCATTAAGCAAAAAATAGTATGATTTAGTGTATTTTTTAATACGTTTATGCTTTCTATACTTAAAGCATAACTAAATGTATCTTTTACACTTTTTCCAAAGTAATTTCTATTTTCTTCGTTATTATCTTTTATCATCACTTCAAACCAAACCCTTCTGTCTTTAATTCCTATTGAATCCAGTTTTAGAGTTATTTCAAATCTTTTGTATGTAAATATAGTCCATTCTTTTTCCCATAATTTTTGGTCTAAATAATTTTTTATTATAAAGCTGTAGTCTACATCGTAAACTTTTAAAGCTAACATTTTATTTTCCATTCGGAAATTCTCCCCTTTCTAAACATTGTGATAATATTTCTAATTTTGGTATATATTCTTTTTCTATAAAATCCTTGTCATATTCTACTGGAGTCATCTTAATTCTATCTTTGTCAATTTCATTGAAGTAGTTAATATAGTCATTTTCTTCTAAACCATACGAAACTATAAATAACTTGTGTATATTTGCCGCATACATTTCTACTTGCGCTTGTCTCCAATACTGCTTAGTTACTTTAAACTCTTTGTTTGCATTGTGTGTTTTAACTTCATAAATACAATCGTCAGTATTTCCGTCTAAGTTCGCTCTCAACCTGCCAATTATTATTTGCTTGTCCTTTTCAAGACCTTCTATTTTCAAAGAATCTAAGATTTTATGTTCATAGTTAGTACCTGCTTGCATAGCGTCTGTTTTTATTGTATTTTTATATAGGCCTAACTTTTCTAACCACCATTTTTCAAAAGTTTTAGTTGTCCAATTCCCAACAACCATACTAGTGTCTGAACACCCAACATAATAACTTCTATCCTGAGTAGCAATCATTCTTTCATTTCTCCTATTCTTTTTTCTAATCTGTCTAAAATCTTGAAATATGTAAAATAATTTTTCAATTCTTCTTCAGTAATTCCTAGGTTTATCGCTATTTTCTCTAAACTTATTCCTTGTCTCATCTTGCTAGAAACTAATTGTTGCATTCTTTCTTGAATTTTAAAGATATTATGTTTTTTTAAATCTTCTTCCCAATTATCTTTTTCGTCTTTCTGTTCTTCTTTTAGCCATAAATTAAACCCTAATCCTGTTCTTATTGCTACCCCCTTAACAAATAATCTAGTTTGGCAATTCCATAACCTTTGTTGTGTCATAGAATTGTTTTTTACAGGATTACTACCATTCATAACAGGACCTCTTTGGATAAATTCCAAATCGTCAATTACTATCTTTACCGCTGTTTCATAAACTCTGTTTTCTATTCCATTTTTGTCTGTAAAAGTTTGCTCTGTCATATACAAACTACTTCCTGTTCTTTCGTTTACAACTGGTTCAAAGTAAACTTTTTCTGCTCCGTTATTATGTAGCAGTTCTACTACTTTTGCCCAATTTAAATAATCTGCATTATCTCTTTTTTCAACATATTCACTTACATCAACTTTTCTTAATTCTTCATAACTTGCTAATGCCATTTATTTTTCCTCCTTTACAATGTCTATTCTTGTTACACTTTCACCACACTTGTATATTTTTACTTTTGTGCCCTCTTCTGTTGTATAGTCTATTCTTCCAGATTTCTTTTCCATTATTTGTGCAATATTAGCACAAATAAAATCTAAAACTTCTTGCATTATTCTTCCTCCTTATCAAACTTTTTTGACCAATTTTCGTAGTTATAGCATTCTTTTGATATTCTTTCTGGCTCTTCTGTATTAATTTCTTCAAAGATTTCATCTTCGTATATTCGGTCATCTTCTTCGTAAAGATGTTCTAGGTATTCTTCTGCGTCGTTTTCTATATATTCAGTTTCATAGTCTAAAACCATTTTATTTTCTAGCATTTTTATTCACTTTCCTTTTTTATTTTTACTCTTTTTATTAAACTTTCTTGTGCTTTTTGAAATCTATCTATTGCACAATATTCCTTTATTGTTTCAATTGGTGTTCCGTCTTTTACAATAATTTGACCACATGTTCCTTGTAGCTCATATGATACTAAAACATATTTATCCATAGTTTTCCTCCAATTCTCTAATATCCATTTGTTCTACTAACTGTTCTGTGAATTCTTTTAATTCTTTTGGTAGCAATCTTTGCTGTTTTTTTCTTTGTACAAGTATGTCATATTGTTTTAAAAATTGTCCCTTTACAACAGTGTTAACAGTATCTATGTTGGTTTTTGCTAATTCAGTAACTTGTCTAACATTACCAAAAAAATTTTTAACTTCTGGACTTGCTTGATTAAACTGTTCCTCTGTCATATATATACCATTGCATATCATTCTATATGCTTCATTCCAAGTTTCTATAGCTGTTTTGGTTTGTTCTGGTTTCATTAGTTCTATTGCGTTTTTTCGTACTTCGTGTATTGTTGGTGGATATGGACTTTCTATTATCGTTTTCTTAACAGCCTGTAACACTAACTTGTACTCTAAATCACCTAAGCATTCTAACCAGGTATTGACCATTAATCGTTTTTGAGAACTATTCTTTTCAGCTATACTGTTATAATTACCAGCTAAAAGAGCTATTACTTGTACTGTTTCCTGTTTGTTCATCTGTTTGTTTTGCCTCCTCCCATATTTCATTAAAATCTTCAAAACCTCCTTTATCTCTTTTGTTTGGAGGTGGTTTCTCCTGCTTTAAAGGGAAAATACCTTGCCAATTATTCATTATCGAGTTATTTAATATTTCTATTTGCTCGTCAATGTTAGTTGATAATTTATATAATTTTTTAAGCATTAGTTCTAAACCCCTTTTGGTTAAAGGTTTCTTGATTGTCTTTCTCATTTTGATAAATTCACGTACTGTATCTTTTAATTCTTGATCCGTAAAATTATTGTTAATGACATTCTCTAGTTCGTCTATTTTTTCTTTTTTTATTTTTTCTTTTTCTTTAGCTTTTACTTTTACATTATCTTTTACATTTACTGTTACATTTTCATTTACATTATCAGTTATTTTTGTTATTCCGTGTTATAACACTTTTAACACTGTTATTTTTGTTATTAACATTTATAACACTGTTATCGTTTGTTATATTTGTATCTTCTTTCTGCGTATTTAAGCCTTTATTCCACCTGTTGTTCATACCTTTTTTTCCTGCTTCACTTCTTTTTTTCTTTTCTTCTTGCCATTTTTCTTTATCTCTATCTAATTGTTGCTTGATAAAAGAAAAAGCCATTTTTGTAACTTTATCTAACTCAACTATTTCTCCATTTTTCTCGTATTTTATTATTGCTTTTATAAGTTGTCCTGCTTGTTCGTCTGTTAATAAGTTGAATTGTTCTTCATAATCTAGGTATATTAAAAAACTTGCTTTGTCCATTTATTTCTCTCTCCTTAAACTAATAATGTAATAAATTTTGTTTTTACATTGCCAACAACCTCCTTCATCCTTCAAAAAATAATTGACTTTTGTTTTTTTGTTTGCTATAATCAGAAAAAGCACATACTAAGAAGCGACTATACGTTTTCCCTTTTCCTGACGGGACGTATAGTTTTTTATTTTATTAATGTTAAAATAGACACTTTTAGTGCCTTTGATAAACCAAGTATTGTTTTTAAACTTGGATTATCAATTGTTCCATTCTCTATTAACTGAATTGTTGTGGGTGCAATTCCTGCAAGTTCTCCTAATTGTTTTCTAGTATATCTTTGTTCTGTTCTAATTCTTCTTAGGTTTTCGTTTAACAT